GTATTACAGTTGGAAAATAACTATTTATAAACATTATCTAAAAGGCCTCCCTAAATGCCATACTACAAGACTGTATCTTGTGCCTGATGTTACTGGTTTAACTCTATGCCACACAAAACTAGGAAATACAATTATAGATCCTTTTGGTAATATTTCTTTACATTGTACTCTATGTTTTGATTCGTCTCTCATATGTGGGTCATAATTTCTAAAATCAAATTCTAGCTCACCACCTTGATATTCTGATCCATCTGTTAATTGACAAGTCATGGATAACTTTCTAATTCTGCCGTGTTCAGGATGATTAACATCTTTACGGTCATAAGGTTTATCCCAACCATCACAATGCCAATCATAGTATTGGTTTAATTTATATTTTGTAAACTGGCAAGATTCACTTCTTTCCCAATCAAAATTCCAACCCGCATTTTTGTTTGCTTCATGCACGTATGGATGTAATTCTTTATATATCCAAGTATCATCCAACCAAACTAAATCAGAGTTTCTTTTTCTTTTTAAATCTAATACTTCTTGTTTATTTAATTTTCTATCACCATAACCACCAGTTCTAGCCATAACTTCTTTTTGTTGATTAGCGTATGCTATTACATCATCACAAAATCTAGATGTAAGAACACCACTAAAATACCAATAATGATTAGATATATTCATAAGTTATCGTTTGTACAAAATTTAAACTATCCTGTTGGTTATTAGTTATGTAATACATATTAGTTGATGGAAACATAATAAATTTATTATTTTCTAATGATATATCCCAAGATCTACCTTTTCGTCTATTATCTTCATAATGTATTCTAACCATGCAATTTTTTACATTTACACCATAAAGAAATGTATAATCTGGTGAATTACGTAAATCAACAGGATCTATATTTAATAAAGGGATTGTAGTCTCTTGAGGCTTATACATATTGCCCCACGTTTCTTTATTAATTAAAGTAAATCCATAATTTAAATTTATATGATCTCTCATATAAGTGTTTAACATATCGAGTGCTCGTGAGAATGGAAAAGGTGAGTCTGTAACTTGTGATTTTAAAATGTCGTTTTGTAATTTATCTCGGTCAATATCCCAATCTTTGGGCATTGCCACATCACCATAATATAATGCTATTTCAGATAATACTTTCTTTTGCATACCACATACCTTTGTAATTTATGCTAATCGATCTGTCAAGTCCCAAGACTGGCCATCTTCATTCCAGACGTAATGCCAAGCGTGTGTACCAGCTTCGTTTTGTGAAGTTTGTTCTGCAGTTAATGCAGGGGCATCACCGATCGGTGATTTCCAAGTTGCAGTTGCAGTGTCTTTAACCCAGGATGCGTAAGGTTGTTTAGGCCAAAATACATTAGTATCTTCATCCCAAGTATAACCAATACCTGCATAGTTTCCTCTAAAAGGTGTGCCACCTAATTTATGTGTATTGTGTGATGTATTGTATGAAGTTTGAATCCACATCTGTGCAGGCCAGTTGTTGTGTCTCTCTAACCACTGTTGACCTAATGATTCGTCCTCAACACCATCAGCGTTTAACATCTTATCATTATCCATAGTTAACACTTGGATAACTTTTCCATTTACTCCTAGTTTTGCAAAATGTGCCATAATGTTTCTCCTTATATATTAGTTTTAATTACCATTCAACTATTGAAATTTATACCTAATAATGACAATTCCTGAACCCCCTGCGAATCCAGATGTGTCAGGTACATTTCTTTCACCACCTCCACCACCACCACCAGTATTAGCTGTACCTGCGGTTCCAGCTGAATTATTTTGTCTTGTTCCATTTCCTCCACCACCAGTTCCACCTGTTCCAGCTGGATTAGGGCCTCCATATGCAGATCCTCCTCCACCACCAGCAAAAGCTGTGGGTGAACCATTAATACTTGTTGTTGCTCCTGCACCTCCATTACCACCTGAAGTAGTATCTCCATTAGATCCAACAGCGGTTGCTCCGCCACCACCACCTGAACCATAAGCGGGAGGGTTGTGATTATTATCTCCACCATTATTACCTTGAGGCGGACTTACGGGAGGTGTATTTCCTGATCCTATTCCAGTTGCGGGTCCATCCGCACCTCTACCTCCTCCAGAACCACCGGGTGCTCCTGATCTGTTTGAGGACGGACTAGGAGATTCTCCACCTCCACCGCCTCCACCGGCTGATGTAATTGTTGAAAAAGTTGAAACTGAACCTGGATTACCTGTGCCTGTGCCAGAAGGTGTGGCTGCTCCTCCAGCTCCTATTGTAATTGGGAAATCTGTTGCTGTAACTGTTATGGCTCCAGCACCTTCTAAAGGTGATGCTGTATAAGGAGTAGCTGGAGATTTGTCTTCTCTAAATCCTCCTGCACCTCCTCCAGCACCGTGAGCTGCTCCACCACTACCACCACCAGCAACTACCATATAAGAAACTTGATTATTTGTTGAACAAGTAGCTAGTGCACTTACACTAAATATGCCGGGTCCTGTAAACGTATGAATTTTATCATTACCAGATGTTGTGATAGTTCCTCCAGTTGCTTCCATAAATGGATTAGTGTCAGCACTAGTTGCTTGACCATCATCAGTTACAATCCAACCTTTTGTAGAGTCTATAAAAATTAATGTAATAGCTAATCCATCTGTGCTGAGTATCGCATTAGCGGTTGAACCACCAATTTTATCTGAACCATTTTGAACTAAAATACAATTATTTGTACCAAAATTTTTAGCATAGTCTGCAACAGCAACCACCGCTCCCGCTGTTCCAGCTGGTAATGCAACATCGATTTCACCACTTGATGTGTCTACAAAATATCCCTCTCCAGCGACTGCTGTAAAATCTCCTGTTTTAACTGTTGTTGTCCAAGAAGCTGAACCTGTTGCACCAAAGTTTGTTGCTGTACCTTGGTTATTAATTGTTGCACCAGCAGGAATAGTAAATGTATCTCCACTATCTCCTAATGTGACTGTTGTTCCTGATCTTGGACTAATTTTATTTACTTTTATTTCACTCATAATTATGCTTTTTTATACCTTATTACTACTATACCTGAACCACCAGCGCCACCATCTAATGGTGCTGCGCCAGGGGGACTGTAAGCCCCACCTCCACCTCCACCACCTGTGTTGGCTGTGCCTGAAGTTGCTGCTGTACTTCCAGGTGATCCGGTTCCTCCGGTACCACCGCCACCTGTTCCTCCAGATGCAGTTCCTCCACTTAAAAATCCTCCACCACCTCCACCACCAGCGTATGCCACAGGTGAATTTGTAATTTCTGTTGTAACTCCAGCTCCACCAGGTCCACCTGTTGATGGATATCCACCAGAAGTGCTGCCACCTGTTCCACTTGCTCCTCCACCACCAGATCCAGCATAGCCAGCAGGGTTGGGAGCAGCTCCTCCATTCTGTCCTTGAGGAGGAGATACTGAGGGTGTATTACCACATCCTCCACATCCTCCTCTGTGTCCTTTACCTGATCCTGAACCTCCAGGTTGTAAACTTCCTTCATTTGTGCCACCACCTGCTGAAGTAATTGATGAAAAAATTGAATCACCACCTCTTGTTCCGGCTACGGGAGCTGGTGTTTTACCTACTCCACCAGCACCAACTGTGATAGGAAAAGCCGATGCTGTTACTGTTAACGCAGAACATGATGCAGCTAAAGGGCTGGCTGTATATGGTGTTATAGGATTGTTTCTTCCTTCTCTAAATCCTCCTGCTCCACCACCGCCACCAATATCACTTGACCCTCCACCACCTCCAGCAACTACCATATAAGCCACTTTATTTCTATTAGTGTCAACTGTTGAAACTGCAGACACACAAAAAGTTCCAGGGCCTGTAAATGTATGTATTTTACAAGTAGGAGTACAACTAATAGTTCCTCCTGTTGCAGATATAAACTGCACCTGTCCTGTTTCTGTATCTTCAGCATTTTGAACATTAACCCAACCTTTTGTTGAATCAACATAAACTAAAGTGATTGCTTGACCATTCACGTCT